ACATCAATCCTCTGTCTTGGAGGAAAAGGAAAAAGAAATAATGGATTTTATGGCAGTATATGGCGAAGCTGGGATGATTGGAGTTGTAGGAGCTATGTTTGTTTATCTGGTTATTTCGCTATCTAATAAGTCAGCTAAACAACAAGAGACATTAGAAAATTTAAAAGTTGAAAATAAAGGGCAAAGCGAAACATTGGAAAACATGGAGGGTATGATTATCAAACTTATTAATAGATGGAACGCTAGTGATGACAAGTTAGATAGAAAATTTGATGCTTTAACAAAAGAAATAAATGATTTAGATAATCAAGTTTCAAGAATAGATGGTTCTCTTTCAAGAATAAATGGAAAACATTAATGGATAGTTTAAAAGTTACTGGAGCAAGTTTTACAAGTCAGGCAATAGTCTTTATGGATATGTTGCCTTATTTTTTAGGAATTATAATAGCTATCATGAATATAGTGTATTTATATTACAAAATAAAAAAAGCAAAGGAGTCTTAAATGTTAGGAAAAGTAGTAGCTCAGTATTTATTAGATGATGAAGTTAAAGCTGATTTAATCGCATCGGTAAATAAATCTGTCAATGTCCCAATGATAAATGAGAAAACAGAAGCTAAGATTTTAGAAGCTATCTGGGAATTATTTGAAATGGCAATTAAAAAGAAATTAGGAGTTTAATAATGACACATTCAATAATAAGTTTAATTATAGTATCTTCTTTACATGGGCAACCACTAGAAGAAAATCAATATCAAGAGCAGTACGCTATGATGGAAGAGGTTAAGAAGAAGAAAAAGAAAGGTAAAAAGATAGGTGGTAATAAAGGTAAAAAATCTAAAAAAGGTTTCTTTTCTAAGGTATTTGGAAGCAAGTAATGCCTAAACGTAGACTGACTATTAAAAATTGGTCTGGAGGCATAAATAATCGTAAAGACCCTAGAGACATTTCTGATAGTGAGAGTTCTTATATACAAGATATGTCTATTGATTCTTTGGGTAAAATAAAAACTATTGGTGGTTTATATGATGCAATAGAAGGCTCTGATGGTACTACAGATTTATCAGAATATATTGTTAGTAGAACGTCTAACATAGAAGGGTCTGGTGGTTATGGTTTGTTTTATTTTGAATCTGATCATAGTGGTTCTTCTGAGCAAACTATTACAGAAACTAAAGGCGGTACAGCTTTAAATATTGGAACTAGTAATGGAAATATAAGTTTTCATAGAGTTGCTAGTAGTGATGACACGCCTGCTGATATTCCAGATTTACCAAGTTAATATTATGAGAGTGTAATGCCAACCCCTTCAAATAACTTTATGAAGTTAGTAGGTGGTACTGACAATGGAAATAGTACTATTTATACAGCTGATGATTCTGCGGTTCAAAATCTAATTAAAGTAGGTGACACTATTAAAGTGTCTGGAACTGTAAATAACAATGGAGTCTATACAGTTACTGAAATCAATACTGACGGAACAGCTTTAGGTTCAACTGGTGATGTGTATTATTCTTTAAAGGGTAAAGTATTAACCGATGAAGATTCTGCTGGCACTACAAATCCAATTATAGAAGTTATAAGAGCACCGGGAGATAAACTATGTGCTTTAGGTGATGTTGACGATAGTGGGGACAACGCTATTGATATTTGGTCAAATAACGCTACCACTGATTATGCAGGAGTAAGTCCTAGCACTGCAGATGGGTGGACTAAAAATGCAATTAACCCTACAGCATCTGGTGATAATGCTAAATATATATATCATTTTGTAGATGAGTCATTGCGGGTTTGTAATATTAATGAGGAAAATACAAGTTTTATAAAATGGTTTGGTTATATTCAAAGAACACAATTTGCCAGCACAAATGGATTAACTTTTGCTGGTTGGCAAGAAAACCCTAATACATTAGCTCCTCCAAGACTAGCTACCTCTTTTACTTATGCTTATATTAATTCTCCCGATGTAAATGGAACTAGTAATACGACATTAAATGCAGATGAACATGACGCTTCTCAAGCTACTAATTTTTATAGTGAAAATAGAGGAGTAGCGAGAGGTAAAAAAGATAGTACAAGTCTTTTAAGATTTAGGGCTGATACTGGTGAATTAGCTAATATGTTAAATGCTGCTAAAAAAACATTCTTTGCCGGGGCTTTAAATGATAATGACAGCCTATTTGATTTTGAAGATAATAACGGAGATGGAAGTGCCACCCTATTAGATAGTGATGGGTTTATAGCAGCTAACTCAGCTACTTTTGCTATGAGTTCTAATACGGCAGTACTTACAAATGGTGCATCTAGTCAGGGTTCTGCGTCTTTAAGGTTAACTACTGTTACTGGAGCGACTTATCAAGTTAGTTTCGATGTTTTAGCAGCTGGTAATTCTGATATTAGTGTTTCTCTGGGTTCTCATGCTACTAATTTTAATACAGATAATCAGAGTGGTGCAATTGGTCACTCTGGAGACACTGCTGGGAATACGTTAATAGTCCCCTACACGGCTACCAGCACTTCAACTTACTTAATTCTTAAATTATCATCTAGTACTTCTGGACATCATGGTGATATAGACAACTTAACCGTAAGGAGGATTGATCAATTATCTTTTGAAAACACAAGCTCTGTTGAGAGATTGGATCAGGCTTCTAATGGAGAAATTATTACTATCGGAGAAGCATTAGGAACCTTTCCAAAGGAAGTATTATTTTGCACAAAAAAATCAGGCGGATCAGGTGGAACTATAACCTATCAAAGATCATATGGTGGGGCATTAGATGGTTCAGGTATTGATTCAGATAGTGCAGCTAGGTCTAACGATCCTCATGCTTGTATACAAGGAGATAGTCCGGTTTTAGAAAGGGGATTAGGTTTTAACATTGGTATTACAGATGGAACTGATGATGGTGATTGGGAAGCAGGTACGTATGAATTTTATCAAACTTTCGTATATGAAAACAATCAAGAATCTTTACCATTACAAATGGGTGATGGAGATGATGGTAGTAATTTAGCAGCAGGAACACACACAGCAGCAGGTGGTAAAACATTACGAGTATCTGTTTATGCAGATGTTGCTTATAATGCTAGGTTAACAGGTTCAAGGATTTATACAAGATTAGCAAATACAGATAATGATTTAATTTTATTAGCTGACATAGACATTGTTAAAGGTGTTAAAATGACATTTGACGGTGATCATGTAGGGTGGACATATCAAAGTGGAAAAGGGTATTATGTGATAGGGCCTGCAGCAGGGAATGCCACTGCTCCCAATTTAGATACTTATGATACTATTAATGGGTATAGTCCTGATGTTCATTTTAATGCGTTTGGCGGTAGGAATGAAATATACAAAGCTTCTGTAGTTGCTAATAGACGAACATTTATTGCTAATGTAAAGTTAAAGGGTAATAATATAGAACTTCAAAAACATGGCGATAGATTAATGTATAGCGAGATTAATAAGTTTGATACGTTTTTAGAACATAATTTTATTGATGTTTCTAAAGGGGATTATGGAGAATATGTAGCATTAGAATCGTATGCTGATAGATTATTAGCTTTTAAAAACAATACAGTTCATGTGATTAATATAGCAAATCCCAGTCCAGCTGGATGGTATTTAGAGGAAACCATAAAGTATGCAGGGGTAAATTTTTCTTATAGTATTGCTAAGACTAGGTATGGTATTGCATGGGTTTCTGATGATGGTTGTTATATTTATGATGGGAATAGAGTTACAAATTTAATTGAAAACAAAATAGCGATTAGTAGTGCTTCTTATACATCAACAAATGTTGATTGGCAATCTTGGTATAGAGGAAGTGGAAATGTGAAAGATGTTATGCTTGGTTATGATGCTATTAGTAATTCTTTAATTATGGTTAGAAGTCCTAATGATTCTACAACTGATTCTAATCAGGGTTGGATATATGATTTCGATAGTAATGGTTGGGTATTTCACACTAATATTTTTACCGATAGTGAAACCTATACTAATTTTATAACAGATTGGAATAATAACCTTGTATTGGGATTGCAAAATAGTAATCAAGTTGATTTTAAAAAGTTTTTACCAGTTAGTAAGTCTTTATCTGGACAAGAATTTGTTTCAAAAGATATTGATTTTGGTGAGCCGGGATTGATTAAAAAAGTGTATGCTGTTTATGTAACCTATAAATCTGATGGTGCAGAAACCACTCCTTTTAAATATGCTATTGATGGAAAACAGTCGTTTTCAGGAGGTGGTGGTGGTACATTTACTGGTAATTTAGTAGATACCTCAGGAACTTGGGATATTGTTAAGTTAATACCAGCTACCAATCCACTACCCTGTCAGAGTCTTCAAATAAAATTTGATGTTGGCAGTGCTGGGGTATTTGAATTTAATGATTTAACAATTGAATACAGGGTTATAAGTAATAAAAAAGTAAGTTAATGCCTTTAACACTTAAAGATATTCGTAAAGCAATTAATACTAAGCAAAACATGATTGAGTTTGATGGTATACCATCTCCTTCTAGTATGTTAGAAGGGCAAGTCGCTTTGCATAAAAAAAGTAATACCTTGTTGGGTTTGTATCGTAAAAAATTTGGCAAGCTTTGGAAAACTTATTTATCTGCAGATGGCAATCAAATAGTTGATAAAAACCTAACTATTAAAGATTCTTTAAAGGTGGATAGAAATACTAATGTAAATGGGATTACCACTCTTAATAAGTTAATTTTTTCAAAAGGAAGTAATCTCACTATTGCCAGTGATACTATTACCCCAACTCACTCTTTTCATGCCCTACTACCCCAAAGTGGTTCAAGTGATGATCTAGATACTATTAATGGTGGGGTAGAGGGTCAAATATTAGTTTTAATGAGGGGAAGTGGAACTATAACCATTAAGCATGATGAGGATAATATTAACACTATTGGAGGTTCTGATTTTGCAATGAATTCCTCTACTGATGTCTCTGTTTTATTATACAATGGGGGTATTTGGCATTTAATAGTAGCTGCTAATATATAATTAAAATGAGATTAAACTATTTATTATTACGTAAAATTTTACTAAATTCAAAGGAATTTTACCATGTGGAAGAAATCTAATAATTTATCAATGTCATCCAATCCTAATTATGAAGGTTTTTATATGGGTGATTCTTCAGGTATTTTGAATATGTATCAAACTGGCGGTCAGACTTCTAGTGGTGCTGCAAGATTAGCTCGATCTAGACAAGCTCAAAAAGACACTAGAAGATTAGAGCAAATACAAAAGGAAGAGGCAAAAAGACAAGGTAGGGGTAGTTTATTTGGAAGTATAGGCGGTTTAGCTGGTGGATTATTAGGAGCTGCTTTAGCTCCAGCCACAGGAGGCCTTAGTTTGGCTTTAGCTTCCGGTGCTGGCACAGCATTAGGGAAAGGATTAGGTGAAAGATTTGGGGCTGGAAAATCTAAGGACTATGACACTTCTGGGACTGTTTTTGGTCAACAATCTTTTAGAGATATTGATGAAGCTAGTGACGAATATAATAAAGGCATTTTGGGAAGGGCTGGTATGGCTGGTTTAAAAGCTGGTGTCACAGCAGGGTTTTCTCCCGGTGGTGGTATGTATGGAAAGGTAGCTGGAAAGCTAAGACCTGACAAGTTAGCTGGGGTTGGGATGGAAGGTGCTAGTGCAGTAGCTTCTCAGGCGGTAGACCCTTATGCTGAGTTTGGTGATTTTACTACAGCAACTTTACCCAAGAGTAGTATTGCTCCTTCTACTTCTGGTTTTTCACCTCAATTAGACACTAGTGGAGTATTTGATGCTAGTCAACAATTAAACCAAACCGCTTTAAATATAGCGGAGCAGGAAGCTGCTGGTAGTAAAGCTTATGTCGATGCTTTACAAAAATTTAGTTCACCAGAAGGTAGAGCTGAACTTGGAATTATATCAAAAGACTTTGATCCTACTCCTCGCTTTAGTGTTGATGATATATATGGTGTTTCAATTCCAAAAGCTGATCCTTCTGACGTTGCAAGAGCAGCTCTTTCAGGCACAGAACAGGCTTATCAGGCTAGTTTACCTTCTGCGGCTTCTTTAGGGGAGTCTAATACATTATTAGATATGGCAAGAGCTGGGTCGAGTAATCAACAAAAATATCAAAATCTAGCAAATAGGTTAGGTTTACACATAGGGCAAGAAGAAGGTAATCAACTTGCTCTTCCTGAAATAAGAAGGTCTTCTTTGGGGGGTATACCTGCTCCTGAGTTTGTTCAAGGCCCACGAGGAAGTATTAACAATACTGTAGATACAATATCTGGAAACGCTTTTGATTATTCTGCTTATTTACAGGATATGTTAGCTAGTTCTCGTGGAGGAGAAGGTTTATATCAGGATGGTGGATTAATTAAATACACTTACGGTGGTGGAGTAACCAATATTGAAGATGTTTTAGCGGCTAATAATATTTCAGCCACCCCGGATCAATTAGCTTTATTTCAACAATTTGACCCAAGTCAATTAAATCAAATAGCTGAAGGTATGCAAAGTAGTATAAAGACGGGGGGTGAACAAGCAAAAGAGCAATTGGGTCAATCAGGTTTTGTGGGATCAGGAGCAATAGAGCAAGCACAGGTAGAACAGAGAAAAGGAATAGCGGATCAATTCACACAAGCTAAAAAAGATGCTAGTAAGGCGTTTGAATCTCAAACATTAGGAGATGTTGCAAGTTTCATAGATCAAGGTGTTGAGTTTGGTGTGACTGGGAATGAATATACTAGAGAAGGTTTTGAGGAGGAAGAATTTAACGTTCCTACCGATGAGTCTGGTTGGAATCCTCCATCTAATCCTTCTGATCAATCTACATATACATATAATGATACTGACTATATATATTTTGATGGTGAATGGATGACTATAACTCAGTACGAAAATGATATGGCCGCATATTACAGCAATTATGGCTAACGATATAAGATCAATATACAGTAGAAGACAGCGTATGGCCCCCGGTCAATACTCAACCCCTCTTGCTGATTTTTTAGATAAATTACCAGATTATATAAGTGGTTATCAACAGCAAAAACTTCAAGAGAAAAAATATGACGATGCTCTTGCTAGACAGACTAGATTAGATGAACGACAAATCGAATTAGACAAACGAAATGAAGAGAGGTATCAAGAGGGCATTATAAGGGATGAGAATAGACTAAAAAGAAATACGGCTGATGAATTGTTAAAAAATGAACAATACGATCAGGCAATTTCTATATATAATTCCTTAGGCGATAATATTGCCGCTACGGCAGCAAGTGAAGCAAGAGCTAAAACAGAGGGTATGAATGATAGTTTTGTAGATTTGAGAAATAAATTACCAAGTATCCCTAAAAACTCTAGTGATATATACGCTTATATGGATGAAATAAAAGATTTTGAAAATAAATATGATACAAAAGTTGGTGGAAAAATTGATAATCAATTATTTCAGATTAAAAATACGGTAAGCTCTAGAATTAAACGGATGAATGAAGGTATGATACCGATTAGTGAATGGCAAAATATGGGGCCTCAAGGAAGAATAGACTATACGGCTCTTATTGGAACAGAAAAAAAAATAAAAGATTTATCTGAGAGAGCTAGCAAGGCTACCATAGAGAAAGACAAAAATGAAGCCTTAAAAAGTTTAGAACTTGCAAAAAAAACTTATCAGGAGATATTGTCTAACCCTAGATATAAACTTGAAACAGAAGAACAGTACCGTCAATCTATTATTGATAAAGCAAAATTACAGTCAGATGCTGCTATTAAAGAAAAAAGAAACCAAGAGTTTTTAGCTAAAAAACTAGAAGCAGATAGACTAGGATTAACGATGCCTAACATCACCGAAGGTTCTTCTTTTGAAGGGGTTGGAGCACCAACTCCTGAAGAAATGGTTGCTTTTGAAGAAAATATTTCTAAGCAATTAGATGGTATGACTAGCGATATTGATAATGAGGATAATACTGTTAAGCCGTTTAATATTCCGGGATTAAATACCTTACAAGCTGATCCAGTGAAGCCTCAATCAACTACTCAAACAACTGACAAAATTGGTCAAAATATTTCTACAAAAATTAGTCCTCCCAAAGGCCCATATGGATCACCGGAGAAAGCGTTTTCTATAACGGCAGATAAAATCTTAGAAATTAAAAAATTAGAAGATCGATCAAGATATTCAAATACTAAGGGAGGAGATCAAACTTATAAAAACGCATTAAAAAAGTCAAAGAATATAAGGGAGAAGTTAGAAAAAGATATTCTTTCTATCTACGACCCTAATACAAGACAATTTAGATATCCCGGATATGTTGAAATGTTTTCACCTCAAGGAGACGTAGTTCGTGGAAAACAACTTGACACTAGAAATGTGGCGGGTGGTATCTTGGGAAGAAGAAGAATTCCAGTTGCTGGTGTAATGTCATTTATAGAAGAGTTATTCCCATCTCAAATAGCTAGTATGTAGCGAGCGTTTAGATGCCCGTAAAAATTAATTCATATGAAGCATTTGCTGATTCATTAGATTCTATATATAAAAACCCAAAATTAACCTCTGATTCTTTAATACAAAAAGTAGATGAAAGAGGTGACTTACTAGAGGAAGAATCTAGTTATGATAATAACTTAGTTTTTCCTACAGATTATATATTAGAGAGAAAAAAGCAAGAAGATCACTTAAAGAAATCCTCTGCTGATGAAACTATGTATGGATATCAACCACCAAGCTGGACTCCAGAATGGGTAAAAGCTGGTTATAGTCGTAGTGTTACAGGTATTACTGAGAGGATGATTAAGGGCGAAGCTATTAAAGAAGATTACGATTTAAACATAGTTGAAGATATTGGAGCTACCTTAATTAGTTTCTTACAACCACTGGACTTTGCAGCTATGGTTGCCGGTGGAGGCGTTGGAGGTTTTGCAGCAAAACAAGCTTTAAAAACAAGTGCTAAGGAAGCGATAAAAAAAGGACTAACTAAAAAAGCCTCTAAGACTTTTATTGCTAATAAACTAGATGATAAAGCTGCGATGGCTGTGTTGGGCAATGCCCCAAATAACGCTATTAGACTTATGACTGAGGCGGGTATTAATGCTAGAGTAGCAAATAAGGCTGTAAAAAATGCTGCACCTAGAGTGGTTCACAAAGCTTTAATTGAAGGTGTTAAAGGTGCTGGTGGGCTTGGTTTTTATAGTGGACTAGCAACAGCCGCATACGACAAAACAACTACAGGTGATGTTGATGAAGTAATGGCTTTGAAAGAAACCCTTAAAGGGGGAACTTTAGGATTAGTTACTTCTGGAACTGGTTCAATTTTAAAGTCTGTACTTAGCCCTAAGTTAAGTAATGTCACTAGAACAACTGCTATTAAAGCAGCTGAAACAGCTGAGTTTGGTGTGTTAGCTCCTACATTAAGTGGTGAGGAAATAAATTTAGAAGGGTTTATTCATGCTGCGGGTACTATTGGTGGTTTAACAGCTCAAAAAGCAGCAATAGCTAGTGCTAAAAAAGGCATTGCAAAAATTAGAGCTAAGAAATTTGATAGTGCGATGGATGCTCAGACAACAGCTGAGTATATTATGAATGAACCTTTACCGGATAAAAAACAAGGTAAAAAGGCTTCTGCTAGAAATGTTATAGAATCCGAAGAAACTTTTATAGATAGATATGATACTGAATATAATAATTTAAAATTTAATGATAAAGCAAAACAAGTTACATTAATTAATAAAAAAACACAAGAACCCTTAGAGTTGAACTATGATCAATTTGACCAACTATTACTAACAAGAAAAGGTAATCGTTCTAAAACACCAAAAGGTTTAGCTTTAGGAAGAATTCAGAAAATAAAAAATTTAAAAAAGAAATTAAATTTAAACGATAAAGAATTTCAAAATCATATTGAGTCTTCTAAGTTAGAAAAAACACCAGAGTTTAAAAAAGACCCTTTGAATTTAAAAACTTTACAGCCAATAGAGCAGTTAAAACTTTTAAACGAGATGAGGCATCAAAACAGGATTAAGCAATTAAAAGATTCTTTTATTAAAAACGGCTGGGAAGGGGATTTATTACCTAGAAAAATGTTAATGGATGAAATAGCTCCAACACTTCCTAAGTTCTGGAGGCAATCTAAAAATAGAATATCAACTCAATTAGGTAAATTGTCTTTAGTAGATTTTAATAATGCAGATGCATTAAATCTTACTACATTAGGTAGGTTTCTACAGGAGTTCAATCATATCGGTGCTTTTAAAAATGGTCTTTTAAAACGAGGGAAATTAAGAAAGTATTATGAGGGCATCGCTGATAAGATGGAAGACCCTAGGTATGGAAAGAATGGAGACTCTTCTTTACCTGACTATAAACTAATTCAAGAATATAGAAGGGTTATGGATAATATGTGGAAGAGAGCAACAAAATCAGGTATAAACTTAGGGCCTAAGGAAGATTTTTATTTTCCACATATGATTAAACCAGAGTTTTTAAAGATATTTAATAAGGATATTGCTTTAATTGGAAAAGAAAACCCAAATTTAGTTTTTGATAAAGCGACAAATAGTAAGGATTTTCAAAATTTAATTTCAGATCATATTCAAAATAATAAATTTAATGCTTCTACTATTTCAGCTTTAAAAGAGATGGCTGGTATTAAAGAAACTAAAACACCTAAAACAAGGGCACAAATTGCATCTGATAATAAAAAGATTGCCCAAGCATTTTATGATTTAAATTCCGCTGTAACTGTTCATTTTAGTAGTACTGCTAAAAATTTAGAATTAGCTAGAAAAGGAACTAATATTCCTAAAACGTTTATGGAACGAGACTCTAGGTTGGTTTTGGCTAGGTATGCTACTCAATTGGCTAAAAGAATTTCATTTGTAGAGACTTTTGGAACTCAAGGAGAAAAAGTTTCTGGAAGAATAGCTGCTTTAAGAAAAAATGCTGAACAAAAAAGACAATTAGGTGATATAGCTACTAGTAAACAATTAGGAAATGAAGCAGATACTATCGATATGTTATTTAAATCATATACAAATAAAATAGAAATGGATCCGAGATACAATTGGAAACCTGCTGCTAAAAGCTTTTGGAGTGAAGTTGTGAATTTTGAAATAGGTACTAAAATTGGATTGGGTTTTGCTACTATACCAAACTTAACTCAGCTTTCTATATCAACTGCTGTTAAAGCTGGGTATTACCCTATGATGAAAGGGATGATAAAAATGTCAATGCCTACAAAAGCTGGTAAAGAATATCGTGCTGAGATTGCAAAGGCGGGAGTATCTAATCTTTCTATATTTCAAATGATTAATAGCTTAGAACCAACTGATACTTTTTTTGGTAAATTTGCTGAGGGAACTACTAGGGCTTTTGGTTTTCAGACTATAAACAAATTCAATCAATTGGTTTCAGCAGCAACGGCTAGAGAATGGGTTAATGGATTACAAAAAGCAGCCACAGGAAAAAGTGCCTTACTAGATGTTGGTTTAAAAATGCCAAAAATTTTAGGTGGTAATAAATTAAATAGAAGAGAATGGGCTATAAAAAACTTAAAAGATTTAGGTATTACAGATTATAATAAAAAAATACCTGCTCAAAAAATGTATGAAGGTATGTATAAATTTGCAAGAGATAGTCAGTTACAAAGAAATGTATTAAATGAACCTTTACTCTCTCTTGACCCTCGTTTTAGGCCTTTCTTCTTATTTAAAAAATTCGGATATAAACAGTTTAATTGGATGAGAGAGCAACTTCAAGCTGAGGTAAGTCGTGGTAATTTATTCCCTCTTTTAAGATTAGGTGTGGCTGGAATGGCAGGGGGTGAAATGGTTTCTTGGGCAAGAGATGCTTTAGCTGAATATTTTGCTGGTCAACCTGTGTATGATGAAAATAGATATATGTTTTCTTTTTTAAGAGAAGGGACTCCAATGTCAAGTACTGGTTCCGATGCGTTTATTGACATGAGTAAGTTTACTATTGATGATTACATAGATAAATTTGCTTCTGTAGGAGCATTTGGAGTCATAGGAGATATTGTTGCTAATGAAAATAAAATAAGAGCTTTAGAGTTTGCTTTTAAACCAGCTATTGTACAAGATGCTGATAAAATATGGGGTGCGATGACTCGTACAATGCAGGATACAAAAGATTATGGCATTGGTGCAGCAAAAAGATTTCCTAAGTACATAGCTCCATTATTAGGAACAGCTCCAAGAAGATACCTTGAACGATATGAACCTTCCGGTCAAAGACAAGCATATGTAAAAAGAAGAAAGCAAATTATTTTACCTAGAATAAAAGATGCACTTATTGATGGCGACAGTGAAAAAGCTACTAAATTAATTACAGCATATAATAATGCTTATGGCCGTGAAAACCCTATCTTATGGGAAGATTATGATTCTGATGCTATCAGTGAAAGAATTATAAATAGGGCAAAAAAAAGAGCTAACCCTTAATATAACTATAGGCCTCATCTGCATATTCCTGAAAACCAATTCTTTTCCAGAAATCACCTAAGGTTTTAAAATATTCATTACCACTTAATTTTTTAGTAAAAGAACTAATAATAATTTTTAATATTTCTCTGCTATGTTCTTTAGATAGGTAATCTTCTTCTGTGTATATATCCCTATTGCTATTTTTTCCATCAATTGTTAATACAGGATATTTATCTTTATGTAGTCTACAAACCATGTGATAGTAATCATCTACAACTCTTGTATGCTTACAATCTTTTTCAGGGCATTTATATAATATAGAAAGTTCAGTTGGAAACTCATCCATTATGTCCATTTTTTCTCCTCATGTTAATTGTAAAAAATTCTTCTTTCTTTTTTTTACTATAAGTACTTCTTTGAGACTTACTCATGTTAAGCCAACAATCAGGAAGTGACGAAATCCTAGTATCAAAACTACTAGCAATTCCACAAAAATATATTTCTTTATTGGTATTTTTTCCTTCAATAGGATTATAATATGATTTACCACAAAAACCACATACTTTATTGGTTTTATTACAATTTTCAAACATCTACTGAAAAAAACCCCCTCTAATTTAGCGTTTACAGCCATAATATTATTTTTTTGATATAAGTATCGATTAAATATTTTATAAAAAATAACAGGCCCTTAGGCCTGTTATTTTACATAGAGTCATTCTATCCCTTAAAAAGGACTTTCATCCTTACCTTTAGGGTCTTTTAGTTGTCCTGACAAGTATCTGTTACCATTTTTATCTTTATTGATCCAAAGAGCAACATCTTTTGTGGAGCCATCGAACATACCATTACCAGTATAATCGGGTTTTTTATCTCCATCCTCTTTATATTTATTTTTCCATAGCTTAAAGCTATTGTCTTTTACTTTAAAATCAGGCATCCTGATCTCCTTATGTTTAAAGGGTTAGGTTAAGCAGTCTTGCGAGCCAACGCTTTTCATTTGTCATACTTCTTCCTTAGAATAATATGTCTTGCTTAAACCCAACCCATTTTTTTTCTATTCTTCAAAATGGTTTGTAATGTCCTCATCCTTTTAAATGCTGACCCATTTTGACCTATCTTTTCTTCTTTATGAAGTTTTTCATAAATTCTAATAATTTCTCTAATTCCTAATCTCTTATGATTTGTTGCCATTTGTTAATTCCTTCATAATAGATAATAAGTTAATAAAAAATTCATAATCTAGTACAATATATGGCTTACCCCTATCCTCCCTAACAACAACACCATCTTCTTTCTTTTCGGGTTTTAACCATTTTGCTATTATTGTCCTTCTCTTACATCCATAATACCTACCTTCTATTTCAATATCTCCTTGTTCGTGTTGTGCTCCACCTCTATCACGATTAAATGCTTCTAATCCAAAATCTTTAGCCATTTTAACAGCCTGCCGCTGAAGTTCAGCTCCTCTTTGTCTATTTCGTTTACCTCTTCTTATATTCTTAGGATTTTTCATAACGCTATTCTCATTTTTGATTTAATAAATTTTATTCTACATCTAGGGCAATGCATATAAAGAGTTTTACTGTCTGAAATGTGATTAAAGTCACAAGTAATACACTCATATGTATACTCTATCTTATCTCTCATCCCTTCTCTATAATATTTTTTATTCATGTACAACCCCATCTTCTTTTGCTAACATAGATTCATATATATCTCTATAGTCTTTTAACAATTTTTTATATCCTTCTAACGACTCTTTAGTCATTTCATTGACATACTTATCTAAAAAATAAGATAAAGCGTTAATGCATTTTAATACTTCCTTTGTATTCATCTTAATTGTTGCTGTACAAATTTGTTTAGTCATAGTAATTCATTTCCATATTTTACAGGTAAGAATGCATTTTTTCTAATAACACTCCCACCATTTATTGTTTTTTGTGTTCTCGTTTCTTTAATGTCATAGTCGAATAAAAAATCACCATATTTGTCTGTTATTTTCCAATACATTATAATATCATCTTTAATTAAATATAAAAACCCAATAAAAGGAACTCTTAAAAGTGTAGATATTTTCTTACCATCCATTAATTTATCGTGAGTAATTAGCCAAGAGCCAAATTTTTGTAATTGCATCAAACTTAAATCACGACATTTAGATTCAAAAACTCCAGACAATTGATTATCTTTAACAATAATCCCATCAATCTTAGCGTCTATATTTTTATCTGTTTCAATTAACTTAGAGTCTTTATTGTGTTTTTTACATATATGTTTATTAATTCTGTCAATCATTAACTTCTCATATTTTAAAGAAGATTGTCCTCTTTTTGTATTAATATCTAACTTCATTAAAAAGGAACGTCTTCTTGCTTTTCTAATAATTGTATTGCCCTTGCTACAGGGTAGCGAACTTCAGAATCAATATCATTAAAAAAAGTTTTCATATAAACATCAATTAATACCTTTGTATTATTAATATCTTTTAAATATAAAAAAGGTAGTTGCCCATTAAGTTTTTGTATTTTCATTATAGATAAAAACTTAGCAAAACCCCAATTTTTCTTAGGATCATATTTATATCCATCAATTTCCTTATACCTGAAAATGCCGTCATCTTTGACAACGACATCTTCATATTCAGGATGCTCAGAAACATCAATAAGGTATTCCGGTTTAAATACATCTGATATGTACCTACCAAATTTTATATTTTTATTAAGTTCTAAACTGACGATAGATGCGGTATATCGCCCCTTAGGTATAGACACTCTATCCGATTCCAAATCAAGTGGATAGTAAGCATTTCCATAATCAGACATTACTTATCTAGATTGCATTACTTCAATTTTATCAAGACAAGCTTGGAGATTATCCAATGTGATAGTTCCATTTTTAAGTTGATAAAGAATTTTATTTTGATCTTGTTTTTTAAGACCTACTATATTCTTTTCTATCTGTTCTTTTATATATTCTTCATCAGTTTGTTTAATGACCTCGCCATCAAACTTTTCAATAATAGCATCTTTTACTTCCTCTGAGGACATCTTACCATTTTTAAGAACCTCTTTTAAATCATGGTATCCATGTACCACAAAATATACCCAACGATCTATCTCTTTCATAAGATCACCATCGAGTTTTCTATCTTTAGAAAAGGCCTCTACGGCAAAACCATGCCTTATCTTTCCTTCTGTTATTTTATCCCAATTTGGTTGTTTATTGTCGCTCATAAATCGACTCCTTTCTCTTTGTATCCACCACCACAGACTTGATAAAAGTTGCAGTATTTAGGGTTACATTCCCATTTATATGCAGGTGCAACTCCTAATTCTATTGGTGGATTACCTGTTTCAAAAATCTTATTTACATTACGCCAATATTCTTTTGCTTTATCAATATAAGATACTGGAATAATTTTTTCTCTCATTCTAGAATTATCTTTATTATAATATAATAACGCTAGTTTTTTTAATTTGTTCCCATATTCTTCTTCATACCACCACCCATATGTACCAAGCTGTAAATTGTAATTGTCAGCAGGATTAGGGTCGGGATTACGACCAAATAATGTTTTCCATTTCCAAGCATTGCAAGTCTTAATATCTACCAGAGCACCATCGTCAATTAATAGCATATCTAAAAACCCTCTAACATTTACTTCAGGGAGTCTAATTTCTTTTTCAATAAGAATTTGTGATCCATTTGCCAAAGCATAATCAGTTAAGGCTTGTTGAATATCTTCATGTACTAGATCACCTAACCTAAACAACTTTAAAGTTTCCTCATCTACTTCTTTTGGTTCCACTTCAGCAACGTGTTGAAAATAATGTTTTCGCAAACACATTCCAGAACTAGAAGCATGAAACCATTTTTCATGTCCTTGATATCTTTTCTTAAAATGTAAAGTATTTCTTGCTTTTAGCCAATCTTTATAAATTTTTTCAATATTTATCATAGTATTTATTTAAAATTTTAAGGGCGGGATGTGGGGTGTAGTTGTGGTTGGTCTGGGCAAAAAGGGTAAAGCCAGACCTAAGAAACCCGCCCTTAGTTATTTATTTAGTTAATTTCTTTAGCATATCTTTATTACTTGAGAAAATATTAATATCCACAACATTATTATCTTTTGTTCTTATTGTTAATGTGGTATAATATTTATCTTTCACATAATCCGAAGACATCTTCGTTACCAAGTCAAATTTAGCGTTCTTTACATCATGAATACTAATGTCCTGCATTGTTCCTATCTCTATGTTCATGGTTATCCTTTCCTTTCATTTGTGTTTTAGCCCACTTATCTAAGTCACTATATTCTTTAGCTTCTATCCTTATTATATAATTAAGGGCTTTTTCTAATCCATCCCTTTTACCTAAATAATAATGATTATTTGTATCTTTATCAAAATCGTCTTCTGCGTAATGAATCTCTTTCGATAATAGGGTTTTTAATTCTTCTAATTGTGAAAACATTTTATTCCTTTAATCTGTTATTTAGTTGTTATACGCATTAATTCTAACTTTGTTCCAAATTATTTAAATATTCTTTGTAAATATCTTTCATATCATCTAAATAATTAAACTGCTTAAAGGTTCTTAGCCTATGACAATTACAACAACGAACCTCACATTTATCTATTTCTTTTTTAATTGTTGACCATAAATAACCACATCTCACCAAATAAGAAACTCCTTCAGTTCTTCTGTGTTTAAATCTTTTTTTTACGCCTCGAACATGATCAAACTCTAATACCCTGATGTCCTTTTCACCACAATCAATACACCCCTTAGAAAAATAATCTTTTAAAATCATTCGATAACTAACCCTTTTGCGATGGAGTTTGTTTTGACGAATTTGTTCTACCCTTTCTTCCTTCTTTTTTACATACCATTTATTGTTATGATAGTCTTTTTGGCACTCGATACAGCTATACTGACGACCATCTTTCTTTGCTCTGTTTATATAGAATTCTCTTTTAGGTTTGGAAACCTTACAACTAGCACACACCTTCATATTTCACCCCATTTGTAAAATTCGATTCCTTAAAGTTATAAAAAAAAAGTATTATATCATAGAAAATAATTAGCAAGGGTCTTGTCCTTCTTTAAGAATCATTAATAATTCTATAAAATCTTTCTCACTAATTGGAGATGGTTCTCGTCTCTCTTCTTCTTTTTCTCTATCGTATCTCATTCGTATAATACAATCATAACACACAGAGCGATCCATATCTATAAGTGAACAATCGGTATTCCGATCACATATTTTGCACTTAACATAATCAATCCTTTTCGCTAGTATTGGTTTTATCTTCCTTATCTTCTTCATCTTTAAATTTTAAATAGACCTCAACATATGTTTCGCATTCTTCATTTGGGCAAGATAGGTTAGATACAATCCCATCATCTTCTAAGCCGTAATCTTCAAAAGTGAAGTCACCACCCCAAATTAACTCTGTATTACAATGCCAACAATTCATAATTGAAAATAGTCTATAATCGTGTATGTTACCAAGCAAAATATCGTTATACCAAATGCAATTAATATAAATGCAAATGCAAACTCCAATAAAGCAAAGCATATCCCTATAGATTGTATAATCCAATCGGGTAGTGTAATAATGATCATACCTTCTTTTCCTTTGTCTGTTTCTTTAATTACTTTAATCTTTCCCACTACAGCTTACTTTCTATTCTATTCAATCTAATAATAACAAATATCCATAAAGATACCCACATTATTGTTTGAATAATAACATCAAATGCTTGTGTTTGTAATACTTCCATAATATAATACATAATCATTTCCTTATTTTCCTTTTCATTTGCTTAATACTTAATCCTTTTAAATAGTTAAAACTTTTTCTTCTTGCCCTATCTAAATTAATTTCAGCTATAATATCAAAGTCTTTAGGTTCTTGAGTACTAAAATCTTTACTTTGTTTAGGTACACACATATCATCGTGAATCTCTATCATAATTTTTTGTTCGCTAAATGGTTTTATTCTATACCTAAACGACCTATTCAATACTCTCTTAACGGATTTAACGTATTTTTTAATCTCTGATTTTTTACAATATATTCTTTGAGTTATATTAGACATTGTATATTTTACTAGAGGTTCTGCTCTTTGGTGTATCGTCTCTTTCTTTCATATCTTCATAATGTAAGTAAGATAATAATAAAATTAAATAATTTATAATATCACTTACTCTAGATTCTAAACTCTCATTACTAAAAGTTTGACCTAATTTAAAAAAGGTTAATAATGATTTAAAGTGTTTAATTAAATAAACTGCCAACACCTTAACTGGACTTAAATTTAACTCATCTCCTATTCTTCTGAAATTAGTATGAACATCTATATCTTGATTCCCTTCTGTATATTCAATACGCTTTCTATCACTTAGATCAAAAGTCTTTTGAATAAACTCCTCCCTAAACTTTTTATAATCTTCAGACTTCATCTTTAACCCTCCTTATATTTATAATAAACTATTATAATAATACCTATAATAAAAAATAATATTGCATTTAACATTTTAACACCTCGCTTTTTAATGAATCAGGTTGATCTTTCATGTTCGTATCACACCAACCACAATGTACTTTTTCTGATTTTTTATTTATGTAATCATGTTCACATTCACAATCCCAATATTCCTCATTGGTTTGTTCAAGTGGAAATTCAGCAGGTTCCATACATTCAAGACACCTACCCCACCCATCCTCACAAATCTCATCATTCCAAGCTACTGATTGGCAACATTGACTAAACATTTATTCCTCCTTTTTTTAATATTGATATTAATTTATACCTAAAAGAATATGCAAGGTCTTTAGCATCTGTATAATTTATATCATACCCTGCTACTAATTCTTCTACAATGGCTTTCTTAATAGTTTCATCATAAAAATTCTTATCACCAATTAAACTTAACAATCTTGGAAACATTTCTTCAGCTAGTTCATCTAGCATAATATCTCTATCTGTTATCATAATTAATTTTCTCCTTTTAGCCTACCTTCACCATCTCCTGCTAGACGAACTAATTCTTCTACGATTTCAGTTTTTGGGTCTGTTACATTTCTACCTAATGCAATATCTACATAACCTACTCTTTTATTGTTTTTATCATATACTGGAAAGCACCAATCAAAATCACGATCTTCATATAATAACTCATTGGCATCTGATTCATCTATGTCAATGTAAACTTTACCAAGTTTCTTATCACGATTCATTACTTACCCCCTTTCATATACTTATTTAATTCGACTTGATACTTGTTAGGAACTTTCCAACCATAGTAATCTGATAATAAAATTTTACCTGTATCATTTTCTATTTGTGCATAATCTGGCTCCCAATCATCAAACCTTTTACTCCATCTCCAAACTTTAAGTTCCAAATTTCCAAAAGCATTTTTCCCATTAAGAAATTTTGTATTTAAATTCACTTCAGTAAACCTCTTTTCTTTTATGAATGGAATATCTTTACCAAAAGGGCGAAATAAATCTTTTAATTCATCAGCAAATTCAGGATCAGAATCTTCATAATAACCATCCTTATCCATTGAGTACCATAATATACTCCATTCATATGCTCTTCTTTTTTTCTCCATTACTTAACTCCTATTGTGTAGTATGACTGGGCTTTCCACTTTCTACAATCCCAAGTATCCAACAAAACACCATCTTTAATGCAAGTAAGGTGTCCACTTGTTCTAATTAGGTGAGTACCTGATAATGGAAAGTTTCCTACCTGATATTTTTTATTGCCATGATGGGTAAGTGGGCTATTTCTTTTAATACCCAATCTGCTTAAATATGTATCATAAACAAGATCATCATTAGGCATACGAAACATATCTAAACCAAGAGCAAACAACTCATGCATAATAGTTTCATAGTCTCTGTCTAAACCATGTGCAATGGCTCGTAAAACACAATCACCAGATAAATCCTTTTTATACCTAACAGGAGTACATTTTTCCCTGCCACCATGTGATTTTTTAAATTTGATTTTCATTACTTGCCCTCCGTATTTTTTTCTATAAATAATTCATAAGATTTTATTTTTGAAAGGTAATAAAAAGGTTGGTCGCAATCAGCACATATTGCTGTCCATAATTCAACCATTTCTTGAGTATATTCAACAATACCTTTTTTATTTTCTATTAATACACTAGGTTTGTTATGAGCATTGTATTTTTCTAATATTGTATCGCCTAAACCAGTAATAATATCATCAGATATGTTTCTTATAAAAGCTTTAGTCATTTTCATATTACTTAACTCCTTTTTGTTTGTGACATTTTTATTAATGCCGTTTACTATTATACGCCCCAAGTTTTAAAAAGTTCCAAATTAATTTTTAGGGGGATTGCTTTTTTTATCAAAAATATTTATTCTATATTTACAAACATACATTTGACAATGCTTTATGTGTTCCACATTGTCGTTGTTGTTATTATTGTATTTTTGACTCAAAGCTATAATCCCCCATTACTTATTATTTAATCTGTATATTCTAAAGTATCTCTCCAAAGTGAACAATGAGTAACATTTACCCTATTTTCACAATCGGATTGAACTCCATCTGTGATTGTTATATAAATTTTTTCATCATCTGCATCATCAAATTCAGCTTTGACAAATCCACCACTTAACCTATGTAAACCCCAAGCTATTACCTGCTCTTTTTCTATTTGATCTAATCGCTTTTTAAGTTTTTCCTCTTCTAAGTCACTTAATTGATCTATGTAGGTATTTTCATATTCGTCTAAGTAGCTTTCTATTACATTACTATTTGGAATATCATCTAAAAATTCCTCTTCTCCATCACTCCAAGTAACCTTAATTGTCCAATGATCTATAGTTCTACTCATTATTTACCCCTAATTCTGATAGTTTTTGCTCAAATTCTTCTGTCATTCCTTCAAAATCATATACTTTTTTATTATCTTCATCTATATAGAAATAAATTGGAACTTTTATATATTTTGTTTTTTTCTGTTTTTTCATTATTTGCTTTCCTTCGTTATATATATATCAACATTAAAAATATCTTCATAATCTTCTGCAATTTCTCCATATCTATCAAAGCAATCGCAATATTCAGAAGGTAAATTCTCGCCAAATTTTTGCATAAGATTAAACCATTGTGAATCTGTATAATCTATTCTAAAATATTGTTTCATTATTTACTCCATAGTTTTTTAATTGCATCTTGATTGTATCGCTCATTGTTAAGCATAATCGCCATAGATCGCCATTTATCGGTGTTTAATCGCTCTCGGTTAACCTCACTCTGTTTTGCTACTAAAGTAATGAATAAGACTAAAATTAGTAATGCTATTAGATTTATCATTTTTATTCCCCTTTTTAGTTATTTTAATAGTGTACATCAGCGGGTACTATGTAAATATCTTTATCACGATATTCATTTGCACCCCATTTATTTATTACATTATCTAAATGTTTCCTAGACTTTATTCCTTCCCCATCATTATCATACATCCATACTCCTGAACCTCTGTAGTCTCCTATAGATTTGTAATGATACTGAAGATGATTATGTTTTAGAGATTTTATGATTTCTAAAGCACTTTTATTTTCTGTAATCTTCTGTATCTCTTGTAAGTGATACCTCATATCCCTTAATGTATTCCTCCATCCATCTACTATCAATTTACGACCTTCTTCTGTGTTTATTTTTGATGTTGGTGATAATTTTCTTCCCCAATAGGAAGTACCACCATTATCAAAAGTATCGTAGTAATCAAAAGGTCTACCACCCTCACATAAATTATCAAAATTACTATGAGATATAGAAAGTGCTTCACTCTCAGAATTAGCATAAACTATGTTTCTAATTACCATATGCATTATTTACCCCCTAATAGTTTTTTAGATTGAATTTTAATATTACCCACTAGTTTTCCATCAGAACTACGTAAAGAATTATTATAATCCCACTTAGTTGTTGCAAGTTCAATAACTGATTTTTCTACTTGTTCCATTATATGTTCTAATTCACTTATTATTAATGGTCTAGTTTCATCAAGTGTAAAGTTGCCATTATAATCGTGAATTCCATTATGTAGAACATCATTATCTGTATTTATATTTATCGTAATTTTCATTACCTTTTTCCTTTTTAGTTATATTACTTATACACCTTACTTTATTAAATGTTCCCACTTTTTAAAATTATTTTTTGCCCACCTCTCAGCTTTGATCTCCCACTTGTTATTAGTATAGTGATTTAAGCCTTGATTTATAGCCAAATTACTCGCCTGATTGTATTTCTTAACATAACCTCGCTTCCCTAATTTCTTGCAATCTATAGCGTGTTTTATTTCGTGTAATAAAGAAAGTAAAAATTCTTTTGAATTATGGTATTTTTTACAAAGTATTATAGTATCAGTATCTGCAATGTAATTACCTAAATTAGTATTATTTGTGTAAATTATATTACTTTTTAGATTATAATTTTTTATAATTTCTTTAGCTATTTTCAACTTAGACATTTCTAAAGTATTTTCTTTTTTTTAGTATTAATTTTACATCATTATCAATTCCTTCTATCTTATCTGAAATATCTTTAATAATTAATAATAAATCTTGTTTACTCATATCTTCATTCGCACCTTCTGTTAAAGAATACATACTTTCAATCTTTTTTTCTAATTCAGATAATAAAAATAAAATCATTATTTAACTCCTTTTTATTTTTATAACTTCTTTATAATAAATTTTAAAAGCATCTAACCAAGATATGTTTAGTTTTGTAAGTTTATCCCACTTTTTAAATTCAATATATAATTTCTGTACATAGTCATATATTTCTTCATATCCATCTGCATATTCGACAAAATCAGGTTCTTTAAGTGTTACCTGATGAAAAATGACTAATCTTTCATATTCTTCCGAGTAGATCATCACTTAACTCCTTGTTTTTTCTTGTTTTTGTTTTAATTTCATTTTACACCCCTACACTTTTGACATTTTTTTCTAGGTAACTTATAACTACATAAATTATCATAATATACTTCAGTAGAATACATAAAATCTCTTGAATATATTCTTTTACATGAATCACAAAATTTAAGTAACCTAGCTTCTTTTTTATGTTGGTTTTTTGTCCTTAGCTTACTTCTGACAACTTTACTATTTAACTGATCAATTACCCATTGCATTACTTACCTACCTTTTTTTATATGATTCTGTAAAACTTTTAAATGAGTACCTTCAACAATTTCTCTATCAATATTCCAAGTTTCAAGGCGTTTCCACCAGTCAATACCGAGATCATCAGTAACAATATTTACTTTACTACCCTCACTAAAATCAATAGTCGCATCATCCATCAAAGGAAACGTGTCCCCATTAGAGGTATTTAAAACACAACCAACACTAAATAAAATAGTAAGTTCTTTTTTACTAAAGTTATTTCTTTTTAAGTAAGTTTTTAGACTCATTTTTACGCTTCCCCTTTGTTCTCTATGCTTTCAGCTACCATTTCCTCAATTTCTCTTAAATGTTCTAGCTTAAAAACATCCCTTATTAAATACAGCACTAAATACTTATATAAAACCACTTCATTTTTTTCTTGGTGTTTTTCACATTCTTTTTTAAAGTGTTCTAAATTGATTAACATTTTCTTTTATTCCCCTTTTTTGTTTTCTTAATAATTATATGCTTATCTTTTTAATTAGTTCCAAAATATTTAATTATTTTTTAAAATACTTTCTTTTAAAGATTCATTTAGTTTTTTATGATCTCTTCTTTTTCTATAACTCATTTATATAAGTTCCTTTTATTTGTGTAAATTAGTTTACTTTTTAACTTCTATTATTGTTTCTGTGTCGTTCTTAGTATAGCATAATAAACAATCAATACACTTTTGAAAACAATTTACAGAACTATCTTTTTTAAGTATATTATTAAATGTTTTATCAAAATATTCAGGAAGTTTGGCAATTGATCCGATTATTTCATTTGAGTAAATTAATATAAGGTTATCAGGTTTGCCGTATTTCTTGCAATAGCTAATTACTAAACCTTTCTTTTTTGTCCATAAAGTGAAAGTTGTATGAGGATTTTTTAAAGTTAGATTCATTAAATTAATTAAATGATTTTTATTAATTAATTCCCCATGAGCTGAAAATCTAAAGAATGAAGCATTAATTTTAGGTAAATATAAATTTGGTATAATTGCTTCACTCAATACTTTTGAATTTTGTTCAAATTTAGGAATACAATTTTTTCTAAAAGTTTGTAACATCTCATAAGAATAACAACTTTTACAAATTAAATTTTCTTTAGTACTATTAAACATTTTTTGACAAAATTTATTTGTTAAGGTATTCGTATTAATTGAAGGAATACCTTTTAATTTACCCGACATTGTTGAAATATGAACTACACTCATAATACACCCCTTTTATTTTATTTTGTTTTATATTAATTATACACTCATTATTTAAAAAAGTTCCCATTTATTTAATCTTTTTTTTATAGCTTCTTTTTTGGGGGGGCTGTGTATTATATCATGTATTTTTAAAAGAACTATATAATATATTCTAATTTGTGTAAATAGATTTAATTAGATAAATACACTTATTAAGGCGACCTTCTAACGTGCATAAACTTATAAAATATAAGTACTTACGTGCAATTTAATATATATCTACTAACGTGCAACAACTTATAAAAATAATATAATTTACATAGATACTTCTAACGTGCATAATCTACTTACGTGCACAGAATATAAAAAAAATATATAAAATAATTTTAAATAAAAAAAAAGGGAGCCTTTCGGCTCCCCTATCTTTTCCCTTTTCTTTAGTTGTTAATTAAAAGATTCCCTGATTGTTTCTTGATCTGATTTATCTGATCCATATTGTAACATTCCATCAGTCATTATGATATTATTTCTCATATTTCCCTGAGTAGGTTTGTTTTTATGGGTTAATATCTCAGTTCCTGAGTTCAGCAAGTCCCATGCAGTAAATTCACCTGACTTGCCGTATTTAGGATCGCCATTAGATTCCCTAGAAATCATCATATTTCTAATGATTTGTCCATACTGCGTAGTAGGTAAGCTTCTGATATATTTTCTGCTATGGGTAAGTATATCAAGATCATGAAAATCAATTGATTTCTGTAAATTACCGCAGGCTCCAACAAACTGATTTAACCTAGCTGTTGGTGTTTGTCCATTAAGTAAATTTACTGATCTGTAGATACTATCCTCCCAGTCAATATTATTCTGAGTATGTTTAAACGTATGACCAAAACCATATTTTTTAGAGGTCATTCCATTAGTGCAAAGTAACCTTAAAAAACTAAAGAAAATACCTGCACTAACTGAACTATCATAACTATTCTGCTCCTCCATAACAATTCCTATAGTATCGCCAACTTGCATATTAGGTACTTGCATTTCTAAGCCAGAATCTTTACAGATATACTGATTTTTAAATACCTTACCGTCAAAGAAACATTTTAAATGTTCCCATTGTAAGTTAGATTGATCTCTAATAGCTTGTCCAACTTTATGAATATCTAAGTTAGATACGGCCATATATTCCTTTTTTACTATACCAACTTCTCTATCATTTAATTCAGGCAACCTTACAGAAAAAGCCTTAGAATATCCATTGTCACTAGTACTTAAAGGAACCTTCACAATTTCTGTAAATGGGTTTATTTTGTTATCATAAACATTATCAAAGTTTAAGTTATTTTCTATAGCATGACTATTTTGTATAACCTGAACTTGATCGGTAATATTATTAGAATCGTTAACTTGATTGAATGTATGTATATTATTTAACATGATTGTCCTTTTTTTTTAGTTAAAAATTAATAAGTTTAGGTGTATTGACCTGATAAGTAAGTGATCCAATATATTTACATATATTATGTTTTTCAATAATTTCCTAGCCAGCTTGGATACAGGCATGAATTAAAATTCTGAAAGGAAGTTACCTCGGGCTTGTCGAATCAAATCGAATACTAAAATGAATTGTCAAAAAACTAATTGAATAAATGTCAATTACATTTAGTATACGCATGAAATACTATACGAGTTCCATTTTAGTTAAAAATACCCTACATCCCTTAATATTGCTAGACTTACAGAAATTAAATATTATACATAAATATATTATATTTACTTATAACGTGCACAACATACAATAATAATAAAATTTCAACCTGATAAAACAAAAACGAAAATTTCAACCTAATTATTTCAACCTAAAATCGATTTAGGGGGGAGGTCACGCAATTTATAAAAGAACCACGAATACTGATATTTTTTTTTAAAATTTTTAGAATATCCGCTGGGCCGGTACTACTTTTACTACAGCGGGTACTATATATACTATAAGTACTATATATACTATAGTACTATATATATATTATATATATATTATATATACTATAAGTACTATATATACTATAAGTACTATATATACTATAGTACTATTATATAATTCAACCGGAATTAAATATTGGTTAAATAAATTTATATTTAACTATATAGTCTTGTCAAGATTTTTTTATTAAATTTGCCATATGATTTACGAAAGAAAGGTAAAAGGCGTTATTCATAAGGCTTACGATACGGAAAAAGAATTTAAACAAGATCACCCTAACACTCCCATAGTATCTGATTGGCGTTTAGCAAAAGAAGGAGAGTGGTGTCATAGTGATGATAGTAAAATTGTACAGGTACTTGTAAAAGGCTTAATGGGAAAAAGAATGACACGTTACATTAGAACTATTATAGGTATGGTATTAATTTCAAAAAACGGAAAGCTCTATGGTACAATTAAAGATGATATTTATAGATTTACAAAAAAAACTAATCATCAATTACATAAAGAATCTGCATTAACAAATGAAAAAAAGTTATTTGCTAAATATATTGCTTATGGTATGAAACCAAAAGAAGCATATAAAAAAGCATATCCAAATACAACAAGTGAAGAGTATATTAGGCAAAGGTCATTTGCATTATTGCAAAACAAAACAGTGAGGAAAGCAGTGGATAAGGAAGTTGAACAATTAATGTCAGAAGTGGGTATTACTAAACGATACTTACTTGAAAACACCAAAGGTATTGTAGATAAAGATGATACTAGGGATAATGATAAATTAAGGGCAATAGAGACTTTAATGAAAATATCAGGTATGTTATCTAATGATAAAAAAGTAGATTCAGTAGCCTTAATACAAGAATTTACTGGATTTACCAGAGAAAAATTAAAAGCATTTGAACAAGGAATGTTACCAGAAGCACAAAAAGAGTTAACGGATGGCTAAAAAACCAAGTCCATATACCTATAATGCCAACTTAGTAAGAGTAATAGATGGTGACACCTGTGATGCTATGATTGATTTAGGGTTTAATACATGGGTAAAGAAGCGAATACGGTTTATGGGGGTAGATACATGGGAGTCTAGAACCAGAGATTTAAAAGAAAAAGCCAAAGGATTGGAAGCAAAAGCGTATACTATAAATAAATTAGAGAATTCTAATAATGGTAAGTTTACATTAAAGTCTTATGGTACTGGTAAATATGGCAGGGTATTAGGTGAAATATTTTTAAAAGGAGAGGAATCAAGTCTAAATGACTTATTAAAGGAAAACGGACACGCTTATGAATATCATGGAGAGCAAAAGAAGGGTTTTGACGTAACCTAATGGCTGATACCCCTTTTAACATTATTCCACCACCATCTGAGATGGAGAAAAAAGATGCTGTATTAGCAAAGGCGTATACGAACCTTATTTACTTTGGCAGGGCGTTTTTACCTAATGACTTCCTAAAAAAGTCAGAATCAGCTCCTTTTCATTATGAAATGGCTGAAAAGATGATTGACACTAAGCCCGGAGCTAGAATATGCAATATTATACCTCGTGGTCATGGAAAGTCCGTAGTTGCTAAAGCAGCTATTATACATAAATTATGTTTTGCACAAAAAAAAGATCAACATTTTATAGCATGGGTATCCGAAGAACAATCTCAGGCAATTGATCATTTAAAATACATTCGCTCTCACTTTGAAAATAACAAGATGATTAAGTACTATTTTGGAAACATGGATGGTGGTAGTGTAGGAAAACGCTGGACAGAAAAAGATTTAGTAACTCCAAAGGGAGATAGGGTTATATCCAAAGGAACTTCACAAAGATTAAGGGGTAGAGCAGAAGTAGATGTCCGTTATACTGGGATTGTTTTAGATGACTTTGAATCGGAACTTAATACAAAAACGCCAGAAAGGCGTGCAGACATCAAGAAGTGGATCGTATCCACAGTATACCCTGCCTTAGAAGAAACTCCGGGGAATGAGGGGTGGATTTGGCTCTCTGGGACTATTGTACACTATGACTCCTACCTTCAAATGACGTATGATGGCTGGAAAAAGGCAAAAGAAGATAAAAGAAACTACCCTTGGGATGTTAATTTTTACAGAGCTATTGAAGATGGAAAACCTCTATGGAGTTCTCAGTTCTCTAAAAAGAAACTAGCGGCTAAGAAAAGAGAATTTATTGAAGCTGGTTTAGTAAATAAGTTTGCTCAGGAGTATATGAATGATGCAAGGGATGTTACTAACGCTGCTTTTAAAATAGATCGAATACAATATTACAAGGGAAGAGTAGAGAATAAAGGAAAATTTAATTATTTAATCGAAGGAGAAGATGCAATACCACTTAACATCTACCTTGGTGTTGACCTAGCAGCTACTGCTTCTGAAAACTCAGATTATCAAGTTATATTAGTCATGGGCATTGACTCTAACAAAAATCGGTATGTATTGGAGTATTTTAGGGAGAGAATCCCTACATTTGACGTTCCTAAGCAAATAATCGCCTTAGCTAATAAATACAGTCCGGTAAGAAGGGTGACTATAGAAACGGTAGCTGCACAGGAAATGGTAAGGGATATGGTAACACGATTATCCGCAACTGAAAAAAGATTACTACCGGGAATTTTTAAGGGGGTTAAACCTCCCAATAGAATTAAAAAACAGGATCGCTTAGAAACAAGCTTAGGCCCTATTGTTAATTCTAAAAAATTATACATACAAAGAGAAATGACGGAATTAGTAGATGAATTCTTTGAACATCCTAAACCTCGAAATGATGATATTATGGATGCTTTGTATTATGCAGATTACTTTGCAAAACCTCCTAAAAGCAGCTCAACAAAATTTGAAGCATTAAAAGCTGAATTAGAACAGCCTATACAGAAAATAACAAATAAAGCATACAATTGGATTAGTGGGGCAAGATTCTAAATATATATTGTAAAATTATAATTTTATTGTTAACATAACATAGCTAAATACAATTATGCCTAGATACTCTAACCGATCAAAGTCAAGACTCGCTACTTGCGATCAAAAGTTACAAGATGTGTTTAATGAAGTGATTAAGCACGTAGATTGTAGTATTTTAGAGGGGCATAGAGGAAAGGAAAGACAAAATGATTTATTCAATAAAGGTCGTACTAAAGTTAAGTATCCTAATGGTCGCCACAATGCTAGCCCTTCTAAAGCCGTTGACGTTACCCCTTATCCTGTCGATTGGGAAGATAGAGAACGTCAAACACTTTTTGCTGGCTTCGTTATTGGTATTGCCCGCAGTATGGGTATTAAGCTAAGATGGGGTGGTAATTGGGATATGTATGAAGAGAAAGGTAGATGGGAAGTAGAAGATAATAAATTTGATGACTTCCCTCATTTTGAAATTAAAGAGTAATGGCAACAGATACTAGGACAGCAAAACTACCTGTAGGTTCCTATATTTTAAATTATGGTGCTAGTAAGACATACCCTTGGATGAAACAGGTGGCAGGTATGTTTAATACTGATAATGGAGATATGGAAAATTATCAAAATGCAATATTAACAAATAATGAAATATACGTTCCTCCAGATGGAGTAGAAGCAATAGGAGTGGAAAAATTGGAATATATGAATAACAAACCAAAAGAAGGTGCTCACGATTCTATTAATAATTTAATGGTTATGAATACATTAAAAAACTTAAAGCCAATGTATGGTGGTGGAGAAGTTAAACCTATGATGGGTTATAAGAATGGCGGTTCGGTAATGGATTATATTCATAGTGGGCTTGATGTTGCTGGTATGGCTCCGGGGCTTGGTATAGTTCCTGATTTAATTAATACTGCTTTATATGGCGGAGAAGCATTGCTTGCAGGTGATCCTGTATCAAGGAAAGAGGCATTGACGCTAATGGGTTTATCAGGGGCGGCGGCAATACCGATTGCAGGCCAAGCGGCTACTGCTGGTAAATTTGCTAGGAAAATTCCGGGGAAGGTACAAAAAGCAAGGGCACTTAAAGGTCAGCAAAAACGGGTTGAAGGTGCACAGCATTATATAGAAAAAGCCGGTGAGAAGTTCCCAATTAGTGAAAAACGTGCTTGGGAGATATATCACGACACTGGAAAATTTCCACGTGATTTACGTGTTGATTATCCAGAAGTAAAAGGCAGTTTGACAAGGAAGGGATTGCCGGGTTACACGGCCGACATTAGCCCTTCTGGGAGAGAAATACCATTAGACTGGGGTAAGGGCGGTAACTTTTACCAAGAAGGCGGATTAGCTGGCTATCAAGATGGTGATTTTGTAGGCCCTCCACAAGCTCCGCAGGGTTTTGCCGATGAGCAAAATCAGGCATTAGGAGAAAGCATTGATCAAAGAATGGCTAATCCTGAAATATACAAAGGGAGTATGATTAGTCCTGAATTTGGAGCAAATCCAACAATGATGTTAAAGCAAGAGGCACAAGCTTTAGAGCAAAGTATTGAAGATAGTATTGAGTCTAAAGCTAAGAAAACACTTGAGCTTATAAAGTTAAAAGGACTGCTAAGCAGAGGTGAAAGTTTAGATATGCAAAATCCTATTCCTTCCAATGCTGCAGCAGATTCAGCGACTGCAAGAAATCTATCAGAATATTTAAAAATGCAAATGATGATGAGAGGAATGCCATCTGTTATGCAGGGAATGGGAAGTGAATCTATGGAAGACATTCGATAAATATGGAAAAAGATAAAAGAGCAGAATATAATCAGGAGCTTTATCGACAGTGGAAAGATGCTAGACAAGATTGGGATACAGAAGCTCGCAGAGATATTGACTTTTATCTTGGTAATCATTTTACAACAGATGAGTCTGAGGAACTTGCTTCTAGAAATCAAGCAGATATTCCAATGGATAGGGTATCATCCGCTATTGAAAAGTTTAAAGCGGTTTTAACATCTAGACCTCCCGCATTTACCATAACCCCTAGAGAGGATTCTGATGTACAGGTAGCAAGTCTATGGCGTAGTATATTAGGTTATGTTTGGGAAAAATCAGATGGCGATTGGCAGATGAAACAGGCCATACAAGATTATGCAACAACGGGCATGGGATATTTATATGCTTATGTAGATGTGGAATCAGATTTTGGTAGAGGTGATGTCAAGTTCACTTATGTTGACCCTTTTAGGGTATATGCATCCCCCAGCTCTAGAAATAGATGGTTTAGCGACTCAGATGGTCTTATCCTTTCCACCATCCTTACGGGAGAACAAGCCATTAACCTCTACCCTGAATTAGCAGATAAAGTTGATCCTATTACAGGAGAAACTATTCCCGGTCTTATTAATCAGCTTTCTGAATATTCTTACGAAGATGAAGATTATCCTTCCTCTGTTAATAAGAATTCAATGTCAGTTTTTACCCCTTCTGAAGTAAAAGATAAAGATTACTTTAATGTTAGAAAATATCAGGTATTAGAAAGGTTTTATAAGGTAAAAATACCTTTTTATAGAGTTATTAATATGAAAAGCCAAGATGAGGATATTCTTTCTCAAGAAGAGTATGCATTATTTTATCAAGAAAACATAGAAGCTTTTGAAATACAGGCTTATACGGCTGTAGAAGTATTGCAAACAAGGGTCAAAGTATGTGCTTCTATTGGTGAGGTTGTTTTATATGAAAGTATTTTAAATACAGATGAGTATCCAATAATACCTCTTCCAAACATATGGACAGGTACTCCCTATCCAAAGAGCGATGTTTCTAGAACAAGACCTATGCAAAGGTTATTAAATAAATTATGGTCATTGGCGTTATCCCATGCTCAAGCATCTGCTGGTTTAAAATTATTAGTTCCTTTAGGTAGTGTAGAAGATTTATCTCAACTAGAAAAGGATTGGGCTAATCCAAATGCCGTAATTGAGGTAGATTCTTCACAGGGGGAGCCTCATTACCCAGCACCTCAACCTTTAGCGGGTGAATTTTATAGATTAATACAACAATCAGAATTTTATATAGATTTTATATTTGGTTTACCGGAAATGATGCATGGTTTTGCTGAAAAAGCTCCCGAAACGGTTAGAGCTACTGAACGCATGATAGCTCTTGGAAGTGAAAGGCCTAAGTCAAAATTAAGAGATATTGAATTTAGTGTAAATAAATTAGGTAAAGTATTGTATAATTTATCTAAAGGGCATTATACTTATAAGAAGATTTTTAGATTAGCACAACCTAATAATAATATTACAGAGGTTATGGCTAATTTTTACACAGATGTTAGTGGTGCAGTATTAGACTTGAAAAAAGACAAGTATATACTAGACCAACATGATATTAGAATTGAGCCGGGTTCTACAATGCCTTCTAATAAATACGCTGAATTAGGTGTGTATTTAGAAGCTTTTCAATTGGGAATTGTAGATAGATACGAGGTGTTAAAGAAGAACCCAGAGTTGTTTGATAAAGAAGGTATTATGAGGCGTACTGAAGAAAAACAATTAATGAGCCAGCAAATACAAGGCTTAGAAGCTCAGATAAAGAATTTGCAGGGTGACTTGCAAACAGCCCAGAGAGAATCGGTTAGCGATAGGAAGAAAGTGGAAGTTGAAAAATTTAAAACAAGACTTTCTGAAGTTTCTTCTGAATCAAAAGCGGATAGAAGGGTACAGCGTGGAAAACTAGAAAACGAGGTGAAGCTTGAGGTGGAGAAATTGGCTAACAACTTAAAAGAAGTTGAGCGAAAAGTCAGTTCTGCTCCAGAAGCCTAAGGACATCTAAGGAGAAAACTATGTCAACACTAGAACAACAGGAAGTAAATGTCTTAGACAATCAGCCAGAATCTAATCAGGCTGCAGTGGAAGATATCATTAATCAAAATGCTGGTTTAGATGAATCAGTACAAAATCAAGAAGAAGTGCAAGAGCCAGCTCCTGCGATAGACTACGAAGCTGAGTCTAAAAAGTTTCAATCTATGTATGATCGGTCACAAGCTGAAAATTCAAGATTGCAGCAAGGTGCTCAGATATTAGAACTATTAGAAAAAAGGCCTGATCTTGTAAAAACTCTTGAAGATGGTATAGCTAATCCACAAGCTGAAAAGAAAAATGAGCCTTCGGTTGAAAAAGACGATTTTAATCCTTGGGATGCTTTTACAGATGAAAGTTCTGATTCAGGTAAATACGTAAACAATAAAATTAATACGTTAGTGAATCAAAGGTTGAATTCTGTGATGGCTGACCAGCAGAGAAAGATGCAATCTGAAATGCAAATGAATAATACTGTAAATGAATTAAGAAGAAATTATAAAATGTCAGATAGTGATATTCAAGATTTTCTTCAATTTACAACAAAACCCAAAGAACAAGTAGGTCTAAATAACTTAGTGAAGCTTTGGCAGATGCAAGGAGGAAATCCCTCTGCGAACAATGATACACTGGAAGCGGTTAATGCCGCAAAACAGGCTCCTAGAACTGCTGGAGTTCTTCAAGGCCAACCACCAATTTCTAATAAAACAGAAGTGGATAAGGTCTGGGATGGCTTAGTAGCTGCTGGGGGTAGGAATAACGTCTTATAAATAAATAAAGGAACGAATTATGGCAAATTATAATTCAGGACAAGTACAAGCGGGAACTCCCGGTACTAACACAGCGTTGTCCCTAACTAAAGGTTCACGTAGATTATACGACTTTGGTGATAGGGTTGCTGAGTTAAATCCAGAAGAGTCTCCTTTCTTTGTATATTTGTCTAAAGTTGGAAAAGTGCCAACTACTGATTCACAGTTCCGCTTTTTAGAGAATAGAAGTAAAATGTCTTGGACTGATCGCAGTTTTGTTATTTCAACAAATCTGGCGGCAGTATCAGCGGGTGCAATCGTTACTGCAACCTTATCAGCTGCTCAAAGCTGGCTTGTTAAGGGTATGGTAATCGCTGTTCAATCTGATACTGGTAATAGCGGTGGCCCAAATCATGCAACTGCTCGTATTGAAGCAATTAATTCATCAACTTCGATTGATATTAAATGGCTTACTAATCCGGGTTCAGATGCTGATGCAGGTGCTAATGCTAAAGCTCAAGTTATTGGTACTTCTTTCGCTGAAGGAAGCGGTGCTCCAGATGTGTTTTCTCAAGAGCTAGATCACGATTATGGTTATACCCAAATCTTTAAAACAGCTTGTGAGATGTCAAACACAGCAAGAGCTACAGTTTATCGTGGCTATGCTGATGAATGGCAACGCATATGGAATATGAAACTTCGTGAACATAAAGTTGACATCGAAAGAGCTATGTTGTTTGGTCAGCGAGCATCTGTTGGTGGTATTCAATACACTGAAGGTATTGCTGGTCACATTATGGCTAATGGTCAATCTCAAACTAAAGAAGATGCTGAACAACTCGAATATACCGAGGGGCAAGCTTATCTTAAAACAGTAGCTGCTGGAAGTCTTACTTATGATGTTTTATTAAAAGACCTTGAAGTAGTATTTGACCCAGCTCGTGGAGGTTCTTCATCTAAGTTAGCATTAACAAGTTTACCTGTAATGTCACTATTTAATAAATTAGGTGATGGAGTAGGTTTTGTTGGTGATACGATGTCTACTAAAGTACCTTATCAATTTGATAGAAGTAATGGTACTTTTGGTCATAAAATAACAAAGATAGAGACTATTCATGGTGATATAGCTATGGTTAGAGAGCCACTTTTCAGAGGATTAGCAGCTGAATTCATGTGTCTGGTAGATTTAGACCATGTATCTTACCGACCATTAGTTGGTAATGGTGTTAATCGTGATACTTCTATTGAAACTAATGTACAAGCTCCAGATGAAGATTTACGTAAAGATATGATTCTTACAGAAGCAGGTCTTGAAATATCTCTTCCTGAAACTCATGCATTATTTAACTTTGAAGAGGCAGCATAATGAGAAGTGACATAATAAATCAAAATAGCAATAGTTATGGTGAAGTACCTTCAGTATACAAGATAGAAGCTAAAACAGCTGCTTTTACAGCCGTTGATGGATTTTGTTATCTTGTTACTGATCTTGATGGATGTGCTGTTACGTTACCGGCTCCTACAGTTGGTGCTAAAATAAAGATTGTTTTTGGAGCAGTTACAAGTAATAATCATACTGTTACCTGTGATGCAACAACAACTCTTTATGAAGGTTATGCCCTTATGTTGGATGGAGTAGATGCTACAGCGGCACAAAATGTTGTTTTTGCGGCTGATGAATCAGATGATGATGTGATCACATTAAATGGTAGTACAACTGGTATTGCTGGAACAGTAGAACTAGTTGGTATTAGCACTAATCGTTGGCAAGTACAAGCACTTATTTATGCTTCTGGAACCAGTGCAACACCATTTGCTTAAACTAAATAAATAAAGTTAATAGTGGGAACTATGGGGTAGGTCGTATAAAGGGCTTACCCCAATATCCAAAGAAAGAAAAAAAAATATGAAATGTATTAATTGTAAAAAAGCAAACCCTGAACGATGGTTTCATTGCCGTCATTGTGGGAAAAAAACATCTAAGCCAAAGTTTACTACAAACTTATATATGATAAGTGAGATTGGTAAACGAACAGATATTGAGTTTAGTCATACGACTATAGATGAAGATATTAAACAAAGAAATAAAAAAATAGGCTATACTTAGAAATATAAGATTATGAAAGGCGTAAAACACTATACAAAAGAAGGAAAAGTTTGGAAAGGCGGTATGCATAAAATGAAAAATGGTGACTTACATAGTGGTAAAACACATACTAAGTCATCTAAAAAATTATACCATTTTGGAGGGCTTAGTAAAAAAGCTAAGGTTAATGCTAAGAAAGGTTGGAGAAAAAATAATTAATGGCAACATTTGAAGCACAAGTAGAAGGGTTAACAAGTTTAGCTATAGATGGTAGTAGTGCTCCTACTCAAACAGAATTAACACAGTTTTTAACAGATGGGGCAGCAGAAGTTATAAACTCTATGCCTTTAAGTTTAAAAACGCTTTGTGCTACTGAAGACACTTTTACAAGTGCAGCGGTAGGTAGTGAAGCTGAAACACTTGAATCAGCACAAGTTCTTTCTGTTACTTTAAATGACGGCACTATAGAACAACCTTGTAGAAAAATACCTGCGGAATTAAGGGGAAAAGCTTCTGATAGTGATGATATGATAGCTGCATCGGTTACAGACCCAGTTTATTATATTTACAATGGTAAGTTAAATGCTTTACCTGCCTCTAGAAGTTGTAAATATTTAGAAGTAAATAATCCAGCTGTTGCATATGGAGACTCAGCAATATCTAATTTCCCAGATGAGTATGAGTATTTAGTTCCTTTATACGCTTCGATTAAATCTATACAAAACAAAATGGGAAGTTTAAGTGAGGGTCTTACTGTTTTAAATATAACTGATTCAGCTCCAACTATTCCAAGTTTAGCAACTGTTTCTTATTCTAATGCTTCTAATGCAGATGCTAGTGCTCAAGCGGTTAGCCCTATTACAGTGTCTACCGTAAATGTCGCTAGCGTAAGTAGTAGTGCTCCAGCATATAGTAAACCCGATTTAACAACGAGGGTTTCCTTTGAAGATTTTTTTAATTTAAGTGAAGATGGTAATCCTTTTGGGGATAATGATCCGGGTGTTTTTTCTGTGTCTAAAGTTCCACCTACCCCACCTGTATCTCCTTCTTATACTTCAGCTTCTATTGATTCTGTTAGTATTTCTAATATTGGAATACCTCCTACGTATACAGCTCCTACTGTCGCTGGTGCGACAGAAGAATTAACAGCCACTATCACTGATGGAACTATAGGAACAGATGCAGATTTTCAAGATTTTAGTGATTGGTTTGAGGTACTTGGTCATATGATTGAAGATGAAGAAGACACAGAATTGGCTCAGGCTCAAGTCCAGAAAATATCAACCTATTTAAGAGCTTATCAAGAGGCTATGAATAATAATCTAAATACATACAATAAGGAAAATGCAGCGTATCAAGGGAAATTAAAAGAAGCGTTACAGCAAGCACAAATTAATTCTCAAAAAGCAATTCAAGAACCTTCTGTAGTATTACAACAAGAAAATCAAGAGTATCAAGCTAAGTTAAGTAAGTTTTCAAATGATTTACAATCTTATCAAGCTCAAGTTAATTCAGAGGTAAAAGAGTATAATGAAAAGTTTTCAAGATATCAACTTGAAGTCAATACAGCTTTTCAAGCTTGGTCTAAAACTGAAGCTGATAGTTTACAACAATATTCAATTGATATTCAAAATGAATTAAATGAATTCAATAAAGAAAATGTGTTATACCAAGCTACGGTTAAGTCTGTATTGGATAAACATCAAACGGATTTACAAGTGAATTTAAATCAAGCTAGGATTAATTCAGAAGACGCAAAACAAGAAGCGGCTCAAACTACTGATGTAGATAAATTTAATAAAGCACAAGACCAAGCATTGAGCTTGGCAAATGCAGCTAAAACTATAGAAGGTGTTATAGCTAATAACGATGATTTAATTCAAAAATTTAATGCAGAGTTGGCTAAGTATGGAGCATTGGTCAATAAAGGTGTTCAACAATATCAGGCAAATTTAGAAAACTCAACTGCTGAATATAACTGGTGGGAAAAGCAACAATTAAAACTACAAGCTGACTATGACAAAGGCATACAAAGACTAGGAGCAGCATAATGGCAAATCAAATTAGAATACATACATCTTGTGAAATTGTAAATGATAATAGCGTGGCTAACGAAGGTTCTTCTGCTGGAGATTATTCTAATTTTAACTTAGATGTTCATGCAGATTCAAGGACTTGGGGTGGTAATTACAATATATCTACTGCATATACAGATGGTGATGTATGTTATTGGAAAAATAAAATTGTAGATATAACTAGTGCGGGTGCTGGTTTATCTAATAGTGCTTGGAATGAAGGGGATAGTGCTCCAGTTGGTAGCATACCAACAACAGCTCATGTTGTAGCAGTTGAATACGTAAAACAAAACATTGGTAGTGCTACTGGAATTTATGTTCAGGTAAGTGGGGAGACATTCGCTTTTTTAACAGAGGGTGAATCAGTTGTTATTCCTATGCACATGGGAGAGGCTGTAGCGGATATAGAAATTTTTGATACAAATTATAGTGATGGTGCAAGAGAGGCTATTGTTAACGTGATGATAGCAGGTGTATAATGGCTTTTACGGTAACTGGTCTTAATAGAACACCGTCTTCAACCTTAGTGAGTTTAAATACATCACCAAGTTCAACCTTAGTAAATTTAAATACTTCTCCATCTTCAACTCTTGTTAATTTAAATACTTCACCAAGTTTTACATTGATTGGGTTGCCTCGTACAATTACTTGGTTAGTAAAGGGTTTTTGGAGTGGATACAATGTTGAAACTTGGGAAAACACAACTTTTATATGGGATGAGGGAGAATAATGGCAGTACATAGTTTAACAGTAAAAAAAATTATATCAAGAGTTCGACAGGTTTTTCCTAATGTTCCTGAAAACTATATTATGAATTTAATAAATGAAGCTTTGGTTGAATTGGGAAACTACAGTACTAAAGTTGAATACGCTAAAACAAATTCTGTTGCAGATCAGCAATGGTATACTTTAAGTGATAGTAATTCTGGGGTTGAAATTAATAAGGTTTTTAGAGTAGATTTTATGGATTCTAGTGGTGAATACGTTAAAATACCACGATTATTAAATGGTGAAATAGATACAATGGACATTGATTGATGGCAAGTAATTATAAATATCCCGAAGACTATATTGCATGGTTTATTAAAGGAAATCATTTAGCAGTTGTTACCACTAAAGGAGAAACTGCTGGTACAACTCATTCTAAATTAGGTCAATTCAAACCTATAGATGAAGCAGTAACAAATGGAATATTAATTCATTATCATGGAGAGCCTAATGCTGTTACTGCAATTACAGACACACCTGATGTTGATAATGTTTTTCATAGCTCTATTATAGATTATGTTAAAGCTGCTTTATTTAGAGATAAAGCTGGTGCAGTTAGTGATGGTAATTTAGCCGCTGCTAGTGTAAATTTAGCTCAAATACATGAAGCAAAATGGAATGAGTCTGTTAAGAAAAATGGAATGAGAAAGCGAGATAAGGTAGGAGGTAGTCGTTTAATAGCGTTCCCAGATTTTACATAAACCGATATGACCATGAGAGTTTGTCAGGCTCGGTAAGTCATACGCACAAAGGAGAAAAAAGATGGCAGGATTACATAAATATAGAGTAGTAGAAGCACAAAATTTAGCTATAGGTCAAAATGGTGCAATACTAGTAACTGGAACAACAGCGGTAACTTGTGGGGCTGGTACAGGGGTTTTTGTAGCGATTCAATTTATAGAAGATACAGTATTTGCATCAGGTAGTGGTGGATTATCTGCAGAAACCGAACAATTATTTCCAGACGATACTGGTGCTGGTACTTCTATTGATTCTAATGGCGGTGCAGCAATAGACAGCGTTACTTTTCCTCAAGGAATGACAATCTTTGGTAGATGGACAGGGTTTACACTCGCATCTGGCAAATGTATTGCTTATGTAGGATAATGTTAAGATTAGGTTTAAAATTAACATCCATAGTTAAGCAGACTGCAAGGTTAGTTAGGGATTTATGGAATTCAATTAATGACACTTGGAATAATGAACTTCGCAAGTGGGAAGATATAGTATAAAGGATTTATTATGGCAGCATTAGGTTCACAAACAATAGCATCATCTTATGAACAATTACTTCATGTAGATAGAGATGGTGGGGGAAATACAACAACTT